TGGTTTATCTCATCGGTGGTCTTGCCCAGTGCCTTGCTCAACTCCTGCACAAGAGGTATGCCCCTGCCCATAAACTGCCTTACATCCTGCGTAAACAGCCTGCCCTGCACCATGGTTGTGCCATAGAGGTATGTGAGGTCATTGAGTGGTATAGACAAACCGCTGGCAATGTTACCCAGCCTTACCAGCGTTTCATTTACCTTGTCTGCGCTCTCACCATAAGCCAGCAGCTGCTTTGCGCTCTGTGATACTCCCTTTAGGTCAAAAGGAGTTGTAGCAGCTGTTTGTGTGAGCTGCTGCATAAGGCTTGTAGCCTGCTCTGCGCTGCCCAGCATAGTGCTAAATGCAATCTCCAGCTGCTGGAACTCACCACGCACACTGATGATGTCCGACACCCAGCTCTTTAGCGTTGCTGCTATTGCCAGCCCTGCAATGGTAGAGCCAATGTTTTGGAAAGAGCTAACAATGCTTTGGCTCTCACCCTCTACATTGTCCGCAAACTCCATAATGCGCTGCTCATCCTTTGTGAGCATTGCATCTATATTGTTGTCCCTAATGAGCACATCAAAGCTCAAAGCTCCGTTATTATTGTCCACGATTGATGCTATTTATATAGTTTATAAACTGGTCTGCATTATCCTCTGTGAGCACCACATCACCGCTGCCAGCAAAACCGCCCTCATTGGAGCTTTCCTCCTCCTCATCGTAGCGTGCTTGGTCAGCCAGCATACGCTGCACCACAGCCCATGCAATGCCCTTATTGAGGTACTCCCACGTCCAATGGAAGTAAGCGCATATTGCCCCTCTTTGCCCATAGAGGCTCTTTAACCCTCTTGGCTCTCTATGCGACTTGGCATTGTTGTTCGTGCGCTCGACATCAATCGCATAGAGTTTATAAAATCCGCTAAATTGTTTGTAAGGTCAATAGCCTGCACCAAATCCAGCAGCTGGCTGTTTTTGAGCCACCGCCCGAAAAAGGCTGTAAGCTCCTCCAGCTTCTCTTTGTTCTCCCACTGGTTGCCCAGCACCGCAATGGCTACAATACGTGCCATGCGCTTGTTATGCTCCATAAACAATTTGCGTGCCTCCTGCCTTGGATTCTCCTTAATAAGGTTCTCATCCATTACAAGCTCAATGTACTCTGCGCTCAACCTATCCAGCGTAAACGCAGTAGGCTCTTTTACCACAAACTCCTGCTGCTTATCCTCCAGTATGGTCTGTGTGCGCTTGATGAACCTAAACCACCTCCACCTTGGTATGCGCACTTTGCGCTCCTCTTGGTAGTTGATGGTAAAGCTGATGCCACGCTCTATGAGCAAACGCAGCTCCTGCTTCTCTGCCTCCAGCTCGTTAAAGCTGCTTTGGCTACTCTTTTTCTCTGTGTCTTCTGTTGCCATAATACTCTGTGTAATACGTTACCTTGGTAAGCAAAAGCCCACCATGCGCACAAATTACTCTGTACCATGGTGGGCTTGCCGTGTTGTGCTCCTCTCGTAAGCACCAGTCCATGTGTGTTACTGGTTAGCCTGGAAAGGTCGTTGTTTTCTTCTTCGCATAGATGGTAGGCACACCGCTCTTTGTGGGTTTGAGGGGTGTTGCAGTAAAGTCCACAAGGTTGATGCCCTGCGCACTCATGTCTGCGTTAAGCACAGCCTCGATGTCGGCACGGGGGATAACGTACACCAAACCCACTTCGGGCACGGCACGCACACTTACCTCAATGTCCTCATCGGTGTCACTCCAGCTCCACTGCATAGCATCACCCTCACCAGTGGTCGTACCTCCCAAATAGGTTTTGAGGAACGTTGGGTCGGGATCCATGATGGAGAAAGTGAGCACTGGCACTTTCTTTTTCTTTTTGCGAACTTCGGGGGCACTCTGTCCCTCCTCAAAATGCTCTGTTACATCTGCGCTGTCCTGCTGGAGCTTGCAGGTGTTTTGGTACGTTTTGCCAATCTTGGTGTAGCTGGATGCCTCACCGCCATCGTTGGCGATAGTACCCACTTGGATTTCAGTTAATCCTAAAGAAATTAAACCCATAGTTGTAACGTATTAAGAGTTGTGAAAATTAAAACGAATTTTGAACCATAAGCGGTGTGCCTGCATGGTTGGCTCTGCTATTACATCCTGCTCCTCGCAGGTGTATGCCCATCCATTTTCGCAGTAGTGTTTCTCCAGCACAGCGTATGCAAGCTCTGCAAGCTGCTTGATGCGCCCAGTGTTGGCACTAAATGTTTGAGCTACACCTGCCAGTGTGCAGTCTGTCTTATCGGGCACAATAATGTTTACATGGCTCGTACCCAGCTGCACGCTGCCTGCTGGCAGGCTCAAACTGGTAATGTAGCAGTCCTCTCTCGTTGCAGGTGCATTGTCTGTCATTTTGGTACGTTTCCGCACCTCACCAGTCAGCTCTTGTGCCAGCTCGCTGTTTGCCAGCTGCACATAGAGTATATCATCCTGCAAGGTATTAAACTGCATACCCTCACGCATGTTCACTATTTCATCCACGTTTGGCATAAACCTCTTGTTAGCTCATTTTATAAATTTGCTTTTGCAGCTGCTTAACCATTGTGGGCACTCGCAGCATGGCATTGCGCTCTGCGCTATCCAGTACATCGTACCCTCTTGTTTCCACGTAATAAGCGTAGTGCATACCTGCCACCACGATAAGCGCATAACCATTGGAGAAACGCTTTGCAAGCTCCTCTGCTAATGCCTGCCCCTCCAGCACTCCTTTGCCGTTGGCTGCATCCACAACCTTGCTTGCCACCCTCGCCTCAAAGTTTCGGCTTATTATATCGCCATTGCGCATCAATACGTAACCTATGCTGTTGCGCAGGTTTCCAGTCCTATCCTTGTACGTGCCTTGCTCTCTTGCGATAGCCACACACTCCTCACCAATATACTGCAACATTGTTACCATGGCTCTGTGTATGCGTAGGCTGTACTCTGCAAAGGTGCTGTGTACCTGCTTTTGAGTAAAGTTAGCCTTAAACCCAAACTTTGGCATAGTGCTTGTACTTTTTGTATCGCAGTACCTTTCCATGCAAAACCTCCTCTCCAGCCTCATTGAACACCTTTATAAGTGAGTTAATGGGCACGGCTGTTGTGAGTGCATGTAGGTATATCTCGCTTTGGTATGCCAGCGTAGTGCCATCCGCATCTTGCAGCACCTTGTTTCCGCTGCTGGGTTCCTCCCTGCACAGCCCCCACTTTACCAGCTGTGGCTCTTTGGTATCTACCAAATCACCCAGCTCGTTTAGTGCTTGCTCCACTGGTTGCTCCACATACAGCGTATCAGTGTACCTGCCTTTTGCCTCTGTACTCATACTGGCTTACATGGTTACTGGTTAAAACATGTTACTACAATCACGCAGCGTAATAACTGCATCGGGGACAAACTCCTCTGCTGGCAGGTTGTTGGCTTTGCACAATGCCAAAATGCGGTCTTTCAACTTATCATTGTAGCCCTGCTGCCAATCTCCCTCATGCTCGCTGGAGAGACTTATGTACTTTACCAGCACCAACACAGCAGCCAGTGCAATGGCACGCTCATTGTCGGGGTCGTATGTACCATCAGCCTCCAGTGTGCAGCCTAAACGCTTGCACGCTACCAGTAGAGCCTTTTGCAGCTCCAGCGTATTGCCATCGCTGCAATAAGGCTTTACCTCACAGAGTATTGCATCAGTGTTTGTCATACCTCGGTGCTGTTATTACAAACCACGTACTTGGTAGTTCACGATGCCATCAATCTCGGTGATGATGGGGATAGCTCGCCAGCTGGCTTGTGTGTACTCACCAGCCTTCTGCCCAGTGCTCTCACCCGTCTGCCACTTTGCAACACGGATGCCGTTGCCAGCATCAACATACTGCACGTTGGGTTCGGGGATAATGGCATTGTCCTCAAATGCAGGCTGCACCTCACCAATGAGACCAGCAGGTTTGAGCACCAGCATGTTCTCATTCCATGGGTCGATAAGGGTAGAGCTGCGCTTACCATCCTTGGCAATAGCACTCTTCTTAACAACCTTGGTGATAGGTGGAAGCTCAAACTGCTCCAGCATAGCGGTAAGCTCTGCGTTGGTAACAGCCTGCCCACTCTTATCAGTACCCTTAATGGCTTTGCGCACAGCAGGGCAGTTGATAATCCACGCATAGAGCGCAGGAGAGCAAAGAATCTCGCCAAAGGTGATGCCGTAGCTCTCAAACTCGTATTTGAGTGCTGCCAGCTCCTCAAACGGATTCACGGTGTTTGCGTTAGCATCCGTCCAGTTTGCACTTGCCTGCTTCTTGTTGCGTGTAGGCATGTTGTAGTCCACCTTAAAGGTACGACCATCGGGGTTGTTGAGGTTCGGGGTGAATTGTGCCACACCTCCGTTGGAGAGAGCCTGCAACACAATGTGGTCTGCCGTATCCTTACAGCCCAAATAAGCCTCACGTACCTCGCCCATGAGGATTTTGTACACCTCTTGGAACTTCTGCTCATCGGTGTAACGCTTGCTGCTTGCCTCCAAAATGGAGAGGAGCTTACGCAGCTTTTTGGCACTCATGGGGAACTTGTGACCCATGCGGGGTATCTCACCAGTAAAGGTTTTGAAACCATCAGTGGGTCGGGTCGGGGTTGCAGCATCGTTGCCAATAACGCTTGCCATGAAGCGCACATTGTAGGTAGCCTGCAATGCATCCACGGTCAAATCCATTTGAGGCAGGTTGTAGCTGAACCACTTATCAACAAAGAGCTGTTCAAACAGCACCTTGTTCTGCAAGCTGCCCTTTTCAAAGAAAATGCGCAGCGTGTTGAGCAAATCCACTGGAATGCTCGGTAAGTTTACTTTGCTAAAAATAGAGTCCATAATTTACCTCCTTTTCTCTTTAGAGCGAATTAGTGTACAGCACGTTTGTGCCTTTGAGCCGTGCGCCCTCCATGTAGGAGGCAGGCACTGGGGGCACTCTGCGTGCATAGATCTCACCGCTTCCGCTGTCACGTGTTACATCAATGCCAGTATCGCCCAGCGTTTCCTTTACCTCTGCGCAGGGAGCACCCTCGCCAATGGTAATAGCGTTAGGCTCTGCTACAAGCAGCACACCAGTAGCACCCTGCGCTGTATCAGCAACCACCTCAAAGAGAGGGTCACCAACAGCCAGCCCAGTAATGGCTTTGTTGAGTGTGAGCTTCAAGCCAGCATCTGTTACCTCCATTGCGCTGATTGTGGGGCAGGCAGAGGCAGCAGCCGTAAGGTCGCTTGCCAGCAGGTCACCCACTACAAACAATGGCTTGCTAAACTCGTCCGATTCGACCGTAACCAGCTTGGCATTGCTTCCGTCAATAGCAACCACTCTTGCACTC